TGTGCGCCCGCTGGCATTGAAGAATGCGGCGCGTTCGGCATAGGTGCGATATTCGGATTCCGACTGCCCGCTAAGTCGCGGCAAATAAATCTCTTGCGTGAAAACCGGATCGTAAAGGCTGCCTTGGAATCGCTGCCCTTGGCGGCCATTCTGCAACACGGAATCGCGGCCCGCGATCACGTCACGGCACCGCCGCCAGCGCCAGCGGTAAGCGTCATATTGTTTGTGCGTGTTATTGACGGCCATTAGGCAAGCCCCGGTAATACATTGCGCGCGCCACATTAGCACAAGGCGCGCCGCGCGGCAAAGGCATCAAGCGCCCATGATCTGCGCGAAGCGAACCGGCCCGCGTGATATGCCATATTTGTAGAATATGAAATAGCCTAGAGCATCGTTTAAGTGATCAAGCCCGTTAGCCTTGTCCGGTTCGCCGTTCTTGTCATACGCTTGCTGTTCAAGCGCCTCAGTCAACGATGGGCAGCGATCAGGATTGACTAGCAGGCGGCGCTTGCCTTGATTATGGATCATCTGACTAAGCGCCAGCACCCGATCTTTGACGGGCGGGTTAGACGCATGGGCCAGCACCGTGAAGCCGGCGTTACGCAGCAGCACAATATCGGACAGGCTGGCGTTGATCGACTTGCGTGATCCGCCGCTGGCGTCGGGATAGATGTTGATCGCATGGCCCTTGTAGCGGCTCTTGATCGTGTCGATCATGGCTGGCGTGTCACGGATGCCGGTTAGCTCATCAAGCGCCATCGGATTGCCCTGGCGCATAACGCCGATCACAGCAGACATGTTGCCCACGTTGAAGTCCATGCCGATATGCAGCGGCTCAGAAACGCGGATCGTTTCGAAGGTGCCGTTTTCCTGCCGGTCAAACTCTGAATATACGCTGCCGCTAACAAGGTTGACGAAATCGCCGTCCAGATAGGCGGAAAGCTGCGCCGATGAATAGGCGGCCCGCAACTGTTCGACATAGCCGGCAGGCAAATATGGATTTGAGTTAGTCGGCGCTTTTATCAATTCATAACCGGGCTTCGGATCGCGGCCCCAAGTCTTGTAGACGAATTTGAAGCCTTCCGGCGTTGACACGGCGGCCAGCGTGTTGACTGCACCATCAGGCTTTGATTGCCGGCACCGGCCCAACATCTTTGTCCACACATCAGACGCATGGGCTTCCTTAAGCGTGTCGATTTCGTCGATGATTGCATCGGCCACTTCAAAGCCAACCAGCCGTTCCGGTGCGTCTGCTGAACGGAAAATGATCTGGCTGCCGTTTTCCAGCGTTCCGATGTTGTCGCCTTTGTTTAGCTCAAAGCCGATTCCCCAGCGTTCAAAGATGCCGGCAAAGCGCGGCCATGCAATCAGCCGCACCAGGTCAAAGGTTGGTTCGACAAACGCAAAGTCCATGCGAGGATATTGCAGAGCCAGCAACGCCAGGCGAACAACGGCGGCCTCAGACTTGCCAGCGCCAAAGCCGGCCACCATCGCCGGGTGACGGGCCTTGCTGAAAACGAAAGCCTCTTGCGGCTCTGTTAGCTGGATTTTCACCTCATGCATTTGGCTTTATGTCAATCACTTTAGCATCGTCACCGTTGGCCGGTGCTGCCCGCTCGATCACGATCTTGATGCCATCGGCTTTGGTGCCAAGATTGATTTGCGTTGGCAGCACCTTAGACAACAACGCCATGAACGCAACTGGCTGTTCATCGGCCATGCGCGCCAGATAATCCGCACCGCCAGCCTTGTCGAACGCCTTTAGGATCGCTTCACGGATGGTGATGGTGGTCTTGTTTTGGACACCTTTCGGACGGCCTTTGCCCGCTTGCGCCATAAAAGCTGGCGTAATCCGTTTATCAACCACATTTTTGGGTTTGCTGGCCATGCCGTTCTTTACGCCTCAGTCATATTTTTTTCAATGGGAGGCATACCCCCCCCCTATTTCTCAAGTTCGGTAATCAGCCATCCAATATACCACTGCGCCTTTTTCAAATCGACCGTGCCACCTTTTTCACGCCAGCGCCAAAGATATTTGATCGCGTTGGCTGTGCAGATGGCTTCAATGCCGCTTAGGTTCACCGTAGCAGCCGCCAGAGCGTCTATGCACTCCACATGCCCTTGCCGGTAGTGATCTGGATTTATGTGATCGGTCATTGTTCACCTTCCCTGTCTGAATGCCGATGCCCCTATGCCCCTGCCCTATAGGGTGCAGGGGCAGGGAGGGGCATAATTTCGGCCTTTTTTCCGCTTTTGCCCCTGATGCCCCTAGGGGCAAAAAGGGGCATTAGGGGCATTGCTTTTTTGCCATCAAAAGCGCGCTAGATTTGACCGGGCAGACGATCTGCCAGCCATGTTGGTGTGCCTGCAAAATGCCGGCGTTGACCATCGGCATCACCATGCCATCATCACGACTTGGGTCTAGTTTGTTGCGAACGGTCTTGTCAGCATAGCGGCGCTTTTCGACCAGATACGTCCGCATGAAGCTGCGGCTGATGTAGGGATAAGCGCCTTCTACTTCCGCGCCGCCATCCCACCAAGCAGCTTCCCACAGCCTGACAGTTTCGTCATGCTTGCTAGGCTTTTTAGATGGTTCGTTTTCGGTGGCGGCCTCATCCAGAACCGCAACGCATGTGGTGGCGGGCTTGCCGAATTTGGTTTCGCCCATCTCCACTATTTCCAGCTTAAAATAAATGATCTCACCCTTAGAAGCCAACTCGCGTTGCTTCGTGATGGTCGCACTGCGCTGGCCGTCTTTTTCCACCACCTCGATCTCAGTGTCGATATGAGCGCGGATGCCCGACCAGCCGCGCGCGCCTCTGGCTGCGTCTTTGCCGTTGTGGTGAATGATCAGCATAGCTGCACCAGTAGCGCGGCAAATTTCCTCAAACCGATCCATGACCGGCCCCATATCTTCGCCGCTGTTTTCATTTGCACCGGATGACATACGGGCCAGCGTGTCGCCGATCACCAGTTTAACCGCTTGGCCTTTGATAGCCTCAATCTCTCGAATCGCAGCAATCACGGCGGCCGCGTCTGCATCGCCGGTATAAAAATTAAGCGGCACTGGCACAACGGCAATGCGCTTAAGCGAGACGTTATGAAATTTGGCAATGGCCTTTAGCCGGGCTTTGATGCTGCCAGGCGCTTCACACGCCAGATACACAACGATACCGGGATCGGTGCGTTTGCCATATGCCTCGCGTCCTTCGGCAATGGCAGCGGCTAGGCCAAGCGCAAAAAACGTCTTGCCGCTGTTGCTGTCCCCATAGATCACGGTGGATTTGCCGCGCACAATCACATCTTCAACCAGTTCGTCTGGCGGTTCATATTCGGCTGGCAATTCATCGCCAAACTGCACTTCTAGCCGCCGCATGGCCTCCGTGCCACTGGTCGGCAAGAGCAACGCCTTAAGATCACCACCAGCAGCCCGGTAATCGTTGGCATCTTGGCCTTCCTGCGGAGGCATCACCACGCGGCCTCCATGCTTTGCAACAGCTTGCGTTGCATACGCCATGCCAACGCCAGATTTGTCATTGTCTGCCACAACAATGATCTCTTGCCCGCTTCCATAACGATCACGCAATGCGCCCGTTACGCTTGGCAAATTGTGGGCGCTGTAGGCAATGGCGCATGGCCGATTGGTCGATTCCAAGATGGTTGCGGCAGTTGCAAAGCCTTCTGCGATAAACAGCGGCCCAGGCTCATCCATTGTGCCGACCATCCAAAAGCAACCGCTTGTTTGGCCGCTAGGGTGAAACCGTTTTTCGCCTTCGTTTTGAATATATTGCAAGCTGGATAGATTGCCATCTGCCGTAAAGATTGGTGCCATTAAGCGCCCATCACCCGTAACGCGCAAACCGTGACCAGCAATGCCCTTGCGCTCAAGGTATGGATGCCACGACTCTGCCAGCATACCCTTCGACCAAATGTCTTCTACCGTGTTTGACGCAACCTCACGCTGGCGTTGCAATTCAGCCTCACGCACCTTCCTAGCTTCCGCCAAACGCCGCGCATTAATCGCTTCTTCTGCTGGCGTTAAAGTCCGGCCAACATCTGCGCGCCATGTAATTTCAACACCTAGACGCCAATCACCAAACCGCCCAGCCGGAACGCCATCGCCAAAAGCGCAATACCAAGATGGCACATCATGGCCGGGCTTGCCTTTGGTTTTGCCGTTGAAACGATGCAGTTTGCCATCAAGCTGGATATGTGACGGCGGGGTTATGCCCGCCTGTTCCATCGCGGCGGCTAGTTGCGCCTCTGGCGGGTCAAACTGCGGCGCTGCTGGCGGTGACCATGCGCCGCCAAAAATGTTGGTAAGATCAGCCACAAGCCACACCACCCATCAAATAATCTGACAACGCCTTCATCACGTCATATGTCGGATTAGCTTTGCCAGTCTTGATCCGCGCAATCGTTGACCGATGCAAGCCTGTTGCCTCTGCAACAATGTCCATGCGCCTATCCCGAAGCGCAACCGCAATCTCGTCTAGGGTTAACATCAATCCACCTTTTCGCTGTTATGTGCTTTTTATGCTTTACAGCCGCCGCGAAGCCCTGTAAAGCCCTCAATCACACCGCGACCGGATTAGCCGACTGCGGTGTTGGAGAAAGACAATGGCTATCAACCTAAAGAGGACAGGCGGCCTATCCGCCAATGGTGTTAAAATGTGCGTATATGCACAGGCGGGCGCTGGCAAAACCAGCTTGATCCCGACTTTGCCTAATGTCGTGGCAATCAGTGCAGAAGCCGGCTTGCTTTCAATTGCCGGTGCAGACGTGCCTTATATCGAAGTCAAAAGCCTTGCCGATCTGCATGATGCCTATGCGTGGCTGACTGGCAGCGAGGAAGCCAAGGCGTTTCAATCAGTGGCGATTGATTCACTGTCAGAAGTTGCCGAAGTGGTTTTGAACGCTGAACTCAAAGCCAACAAGGATGGCCGCGCGGCATACGGTGAGTTGTCCACAAAGATGAACGAACTCATCCGCGCCTTTCGCGATCTGCCGGGCAAGCATGTCTATATGTCTGCCAAGCTGGAAAAGTCACAGGATGAAATGGGCCGCATTCTTTACAATGCCTCCATGCCCGGTAAGTCGCTGACACAGGGGTTGCCCTACTTTTTCGACCTCGTCATGGCGCTGCGTGTTGAACGCGATGCCGATGGCAACGCCCATCGTGCGCTGCTTACCGACAGTGATGGGCTTTGGCAGGCTAAGGATCGTTCCGGCAGGCTGGCCCAGTGGGAAGCGCCAGACCTTGGCGCGATCATTGCTAAAATTGGGAGTGTGTCATGATGCAAGTTGATATGTTTGCCAGCATTGCCGCAAAAGATGCGGGCATTGCGCGGGTCATGGACGCCGCAGATGATGAATGGAAACAGTCTGCATATGCTCAAATTGACGTGTTTTTGCAGAATGTGCCGCATGGCCGCACGTTTATTGGCGAAGAAATCCGAATCTTTGCTTTGCTTGGCGGCTGCGGAAATCCGCATCATCATAACGCATGGGGTGGCGCTATTGGCAGCCGCATTCGCAGCGCACTAAAAGCGGGCGACATTGAAATATGCGGTCTAGGCAGAAGCGAATCCACTAAATCTCATGCAAGACTGCAACCACGTTACCGGAAGGCGGTGTAATCATGCTGATCGCTCTAGCAATTCTGCAAGGCATCTTGGCCATCGGCTCAATCCCGGTGATCAACGGCAATATCCGTGATCGGCATGTGGACGCCGCATGGGGCAGCATTTTGGCCTGCGTGACGTTTGCCGTGACCGCTTACGCTCTTGTCATGGAGGCTATGCAATGACCGTGCCAATTTATCAGCAGTGGCTAAACGCCAAGGCAATCGAAGAAGCCGCCATCAAAACCCGCCGTGATCTTGAAGATGCGATGGCGTTTGAATTGGCTTTGCCAACCAATTTGGATGGCACCAGCAACTTTGACTGCGACGGTTACGCGGTAAAAGTGGTTGGCCGCATCAATCGCAAGGTGGATAGCGACAAGCTGCAAGCCTTGGCGGCAGAGCATGGCCTAGCCGATCATCTGCCCAGCCTTTTCCGGTGGAAGCCGGAAATCAATGCGACGGCATGGAAAGCTGCCGCTGCAACTATCACTGAACCGCTGTTGGATGCCATCACATCCACACCCGGCCGCCCTAGCTTTACCATCACACGAAAGGATTGATACAATGGCTACACTCGGAGAAAGCTTTAACGCCGACGATCTGCCCACCGGCAACAGCGGCGAATATGAACTGCTGCCGGAAGGTCTTTATTCGGCCATGATCGCCAAGGCGGAAGTCGGGCAAACTAAGTCAGGCACCGGCACGAAGATTGATTTGCGTCTCGACATTACCGGGCCAACTCATCAAGGCCGGGTGGTATTTGCGGCGATCAACATCCGCAACCAGTCTGCCAAGGCAGAGGAAATTGGCCGGCAACAGCTTGGCGAAATCATGCGCGCCATTGGCCTGCCACGCCTTGAAGATAGCGACCAGCTTGTCGGCGGGCAGTTGCAGATCAAGGTCAAGATCAAGCATCCATCACCGGATGATGTAGCGCACGGCTACAGCCAAGCCCGCAACGATGTGGGCGGTTATCGCGCTCTGGCTGGCGGCGGGCTTCCTGCGCCGTCTGCTGCCAAGGCTGCAGCCGCACCGGCTGCGGCTAGCGCAAAGCCGCCCTGGGCAAAGTAACAACAAAAAATGGGGCCGGTGATGAGCCGGCCCCAAGTTGTTCACGGGAGGAGACACACATGGCAAAGCTGCCGGAAGTCATTATAGCCGATCAAAGTGCCGTTGCAAGCCTGATAGATGCTCACCACGCTGCCAAGCGGGAACGGCCACGCCAGCACCTAGGCGCAAGCCTGCTAGGCCATCATTGTGATCGGTGGCTTTGGCTGTCATTTCGCTGGGCTGTTGTCGAACAGTTTGAAGGCCGCATCCTGCGCTTGTTTCGCCGTGGCCATAGCGAGGAAGTGACGATTATTGCCGATCTGGAAGCGGTGGGCATCGCTGTGCATGGCCAGCAAAACCGCGTTGATTTTGGCGCGCATGTTAGCGGCAGCATTGACGGGATTGGCGTTGGCATTCCCGAAGCGCCAAAGACGGAGCATCTGCTTGAGTTTAAGACGCATGGCAAAAAGTCATTTGACGATTTGGCGTCTAAAGGTGTGCGCCTGTCCAAGTGGCAGCACTTCGTGCAGATGCAGGTTTACATGGCCGGGCTTGGCTTGACGCGGGCGCTTTATGTGGCGGTCTGCAAAGACGATGATCGGCTGCACTGCGAACGGGTGCGCTTCGATAAAGATGTTGCGGATGCTGCCATTGCCAAAGGACGGGCCATCGCATTGGCCGACAGGATACCCCCCCCTATCAGCGCCGATCCGACATGGTATCAATGTTCATGGTGTCACGCAAAGGCTATGTGCCATAAATCACAGCCAACGAAGGAAGTGAATTGCCGCACATGCGCCCACGCAACGCCGAAAGAGGATAGCACCTGGCACTGCGCCCGGTGGGAAACTAGCATTCCAACTGATGCCCAATACGATGGCTGTGACGACCACGTTTTTCATCCTGACCTTGTGCCGTGGCAGATGGAAGGCAGCGACGATGGCTTGTCGGTCACTTGGCTGATTGGGCAGTCACGCCTGCGGAATGGCGTTGGCGGGCTGACATCACGCCACTTGCTTGATGAGACTGTGCAGGCGTTGGCGGGTGCGTTCAATGCTTCGTGAATATCAAAGGCGATCCCTTGACGATCTTTACGATTGGATGCGCTCAAACGATGGCCATCCCTGCCTTGTGCTGCCAACCGGCGCGGGCAAGAGCCACATTGTAGCTACACTTTGCAAAGAGGGGCTGCAAAACTGGCCTGAAACGCGGGTGCTGATGCTTACCCATCAAAAGGAATTGATCGAACAGAACGCCGCGAAAATGCGCGAACATTGGCCTGGCGCACCGCTGGGCATCTACAGCGCCAGCATTGGCAAGCGCCAGCTTGGAGAGCCGATCACGTTTGCAGGCATCCAGTCGGTGCGCGAAAAGGCTTCGCTGCTGGGGCATGTCGATCTTGTTATTATCGACGAATGCCACCTTGTCAGCCACAAAGACGAAGGCGGTTATAGGACGCTACTAAACGCCTTGCTGGCCATCAATCCGGCGTTGCGTATTATCGGGCTGACAGCCACGCCATATCGCTTGGGGCATGGCCTTATCACTGACAAGCCGGCGCTATTTGATGGCCTGATTGATCCGGTGACGATTGAAGAACTGGTTTACAAAGGATTTTTGACCACGCTTCGCAGCAAGGTGACGAAGGCCCGCTTTGATCTTGATGGCGTCCACAAACGCGGCGGCGAATTTATCGAAAGTGAGTTGCAGGCGGCGGTTGATACCGACGACAACAACGCCGCCGTTGTGGCTGAAATCATGGCACTTGGTTCAGATCGTAAACATTGGCTGCTGTTTTGTACAGGAATTGAACATTCCCAGCACATCGCCGATCTGCTTAATGATCGCGGCATCATCGCCGATTGTGTGACAGGCGCAACGCCAAAGGCGGAACGCGAACGGATGATTGGCGACTTCAAAGCTGGGCGGATTCAGGCTTTGACCAATGCCCAAGTGCTGACAACGGGATTCGATTTTCCGGCGATTGATCTAATCGCCATGCTGCGGCCCACCATGTCACCGGCACTCTATGTGCAGATGGCAGGGCGCGGGCTTCGCGTTGCGCCTGGCAAGGCTGATTGCCTTGTTCTGGATTTTGCCGGCGTTGTAGCTACACACGGCCCGATTACTGCTGTGCAGCCGCCAACCAAAGCAGGCAAAGGCGACTGTGAAGCTCCGGTGAAAGTCTGCGAGTTTTGCGATGAGCTATGCCATCCCAGCGTCAAAATCTGCCCGGCGTGTGGCTCAGAGTTTCCCGCGCCAGAGCCTAAAACCTATCGGCTGCACCACGATGACATCATGGGCTTTGCGCCGTCCGAAATGCCTGTCACGTCATGGCGCTGGCGCAAACACACCAGCAAAACCAGCGGCAAGGATATGCTCGAAGTTACCTATTATGGCGCTCTGTCCGATCCTGGCGTCAAAGAATATTTGACCGTGACGCACGAAGGTTATGCCGGGGAGAAAGCGGTGGCCACGCTTGGCATCATTGCCAGCAATGCCCGCGTTGCGCTTAAGCCTAGCATGACGCTAGATGGTGTCGCGGCAATCCTAAGCGGTGGCAAACCGCCAACCTGCATAACATACAAACGCGATGGAAAATATTATCGCATCATCGGGAGAATATGGGGATGAGTGATCCATTTAAGATAGAAGGCCCGGCCCTGATCTCGTTCAGCGGTGGGCGCACCAGCGGCTATATGCTGTGGCGCATCCTGCAAGCGCACGGCGGCACCATGCCGGAAGATGTGCATGTGGTCTTTGCCAACACAGGCAAGGAGCGTGAGGAAACGCTGCGCTTCGTGCATGAGTGCAGCGTTAGATGGAACGTGCCGATTGTTTGGGTTGAATTGGCAGATCGAAAAGCTAAGGATATGGCTGCGCGGTTTAATATTGTCGGCTACAATAGCGCCAGCCGAGATGGCCAGCCGTTTGAGGCGCTAATTCGTCGCAAGAATTATTTACCAAATAGCGTCACGCGCTTTTGCACCACGGAATTAAAGATTGATCCGATGCGCTATTATATGAAAGCGCAATGCTACAAGCGTTGGACAAATGTGGTCGGTTTGCGCGCTGATGAAGCACATCGTGTTGAGCGCGGCGAGGCTTCAAATGCTAAAGGCAAAGAGCCTTGGATTAGTGTTTTTCCGCTGTTTGCGGCTGGAACAACAAACCGTGACGTGCGCTTGTGGTGGGCGGCGCAAGACTTTGATTTGCAACTGTTGCCATTTGAAGGCAACTGTGACGGATGTTTTTTGAAAGCGCGTCCAAAGCTGATGGAAGTAGAGCGCACAAAGTCTGGCACATTGCAATGGTGGGCGAACATGGAGGCGCTGGCGCTGGCGTCAAAGCCTAGCGGTGCGAGGTTTCGGCCAGATCGAACATATAGAGAGATTATAGATGCTGTGCAGCGCCAAGGCGACATATTTGCTGGCGCTTTTGATAACGATCCGGACATGGACGCCGAATGTGGCCTGTGGTGTGGAGAAGCGCCATGAGCCAAGCCGCAAAGCCAGCCGCACTGATTGACTGGGAAAATGCCCGGCCTAGACTGTGCTGGGATTGCAACTTTTTTCACCGGGAATCAAACCATTGCCACAAACACGCCGCAACGCCACCGGATCAATTTCAGGGAACGCCAAGCGCCTGTCAGGATTGGAAGGCGTTCGATCCATACGATGTGCAGGCAAGGGAAGTGCCGTTTTGAAGGAGCGCGCGGAACGGCTACCGACAGAGCATGAAGAGCAACGCGAAGTCGTGTTCTGGTTCCGCCGCAAGTTTAGCGATGTTCGCATATTTGCGATCCCGAATGGCGGCTGGCGATCCCGCGCCACTGCGGCCAAGCTGAAAGCCGAAGGCGTTAGCCGTGGCGTTCCCGATCTTTTCGTGCCTGGCTGGGGCTTGTGGATTGAGATGAAACGCTCACAAGGCGGGCGCTTGTCGCCAGATCAAAAAAGCTGGCACCTTTACCTAGCTTCGATTGGCCAGACGGTGTTGGTTTGCTATGGTGCAGACGATGCCAAGCGCCAGATTGAAGCGCACATAAAAGCGGCGGGTTTTTAAGCCCGCCGCCAAAACATTACGCTGCATAGTTCCAGACATGCCATCGCCGCTTGTCTGCTACGTCACGATAATGGCGCTCGAACGCCGCCGTGGCTTGGCGGATGCTGCGTTCAATGGCAAGATCATTGGCAGCCCAGCCGGTGCCAATTGCGCGAACCGCTGACTTGCGCGGAGGCAGATTGATACGCTCAATGCGGCGGCGAACCGATGTGTGGGCCACGCCCAACCGATCCGCAATCTCCATAATGGTAGCGCCATCCGACCACATCTGCCGCAGCGTGGCGTCGGCTTTGCCATACCAGCGCCCATCAACGCGGGTATTGCTACAATTCAGCCGGTAAGCGCGGCATTTGACCGCTGAAATATTCCGGCCCGGCAAAGCGGCTGTGACCTGTGCGTAGGTATCACCGGCTTGCATCATGCGGGTCAGAATTGCATCTTCCTCTGGCGTCCAATTTTTTAGCGTCATGCGTCTTGCTCCCTTTTGGTTAGTTCATCGGCCAAGCCCTGAACGCTCAAAGCGCGTTCGATAGCGTTGGCCATCACCCGTCGCGGCACCATTTTACCGTTCCGAATCCGGTTGATATGCGACTGCGAACAGCCGATTAGCGCGGCCAGCGTGACATCATTCAGGCCAGCAGCGCGCATTGCATGGGTCATGATTTTGCTCATGCGCTGCCCATAGGGGTCAAAATAAAATGCTGCAAGCATATTTTTATGCTTGACGCATAGGACGGACGTTGGCAATGTGGCTTCAACAACAACGGGGCAGCGCCCCACAAGACGGAGACGACAGATGGCTAAACCAGTCGCCACTTTTGCCGAAATAGAAGCATGGTTGATTGAAGATGCAGGGGACATTGCCGACCGGCTTGAGCGCGCTGGTGTAACGCGCCAGTTTGGCGTTTTAGACAGCATCGTTAAGGTTGAGCTTGAAGATCACCGCGCTGAGTATTTTCGCAACTTTAACGTCATTAACTGACACCAATACGGGCCGGCCACAGCGCCGGCCCACAACAACGGGAGACACTGACATGTTTACGCACGACAACACTGATTACATCTATACCGCCACCGAGCTTGCCACATTGAACGAGGCACTGGCGATCCGCATTGAGGCGGGTGAACAGATCAAAGGCGCGATAGACGCCATCAACAACATCTGGTTCGACGGCGCGATTGCTGCCGATTTAATTGCCTAACAACAACCGGAGACACACACCATGATCCGCGAAGCCCTGCCAATGGCCTGCCTGTTTATCTGCCTTGCCTTGCTGGCAATGATCTAAGGGGGAATGCAAATGTATAGCGCCAAGGAAGTTGCAAGCTGGGTGATGGACGCGCCGGAAGGCAACATCGTCGCCAAGATTGTCAGCGATGCTACCCATTCAATTCCCGGTGATCTTGGCCGGTTTGTGAGGCTGCTAGATGATGAAGGCTACATTTTCGCCATGTGGCATCGCGCACTAACCAGTGAAGGACAGCCAATTTACACATGGCATTTCCAGCGCCGCCGCCGCCCAGCCAATCAAATCGTGCTGAACGCAATGATCAAGCATTCCGCCAACCGCCAGCCTGCGAGTCTGTGACATGAAGCCCAAAGTTATCATTCATGATCGGCGCTTTTGGAATCTCTATCCTGATGGCCGCATGGTTCGCATTTATGCTAACGAGCGCATTAGGGCGCATCTGTCACAGGTTAGATCGGTCGAAGTGCGGATGGCCAAAGACGAAGCGCCGCCGCGCCGCACGAACAATCCGCCGCGCCCGCCCGGCACTGCGCCCACGCTGCCCGCCGCTGATCGTAACATCGGTGATAAGACGTTGACCGAACTGGCGTTTGATTTTGGCTGGGGCAGCGTCTACCGCTTTAGTGAGGCACTGCGAAAGCACCGTCGCGCTATCTATGAGGCTGCCCGCGCCAATGGCCGCGAACGGGCAAACGCTAACCTGATGCCGCCAGTGCAAGGAGGCCGCGATGCAGGATGATGAGGCAACGCTGCTAATCAATTCTCTTGGCATCACCATCACCCCCGCAGAACCGCCATGGGAGGCCGCTTATGAGGCGTGGGCGCGGACGCCTCAGTCGCTACCGCTGGAATACAAGGACGCTTGGAAAGCCGCCGTTCAGTGGTGCGTTAAGCAGATTGACAACGCAAACGATCCGCTTGGCGGCGTAGCACTGCGCGCGGCTTACAGTGATATTCTCCGCTGCATCATGGGACAGGAGCAACAGTTATGAGCGCGCAGGAGGCCGCGATGCAGGATGATGACGTGGAACGCGTGGCGCAATTGCTCATGGACATGGACGGCAACGGTTGCGGCTATGAAGAAAAGGCGCGCGCTGCAATGGCCGCCACGCTTGAACTGACTGCGGAGGCTTTGCGGGACGAGGCGCAGGAATGGGAAAACATGGGCGGGTCGTTGCAGGCGAACCGACACGACCGCGCCGCCGACTGGCTGCAACAACGCGCGAACGATGTGAAGGGAAGCAGCAATGGATGATCTTGAACAGCGGGTGCGCGACCTTGTAAGGCGCAGCGCGAGAGTTTTGTGCGCGGCATGATGCCTACCGGCGATCCGCGCTTCGATTGATAGGAGCCTGACCGATGGCTAACGCCGCACAAGCCGTTTAATAATTAGCCCTTTTTCTTCGCCTTCGCCTTAGCTTTGCGGGCAACCGACAAGGCAATGGCAACAGCCTGCTTTTGTGGCTTGCCTGCCGCAACTTCCCTGCGGATGTTGGCGCTTACGCTCTTGGCGCTATATCCCATCTTGAGTGGCATCACCATTTTACCTTGTTTGACCAATAGGCAGCCGACATCTTGCCCTTGGCGATGTTTTCAGCGTGGCGCGCCTTGAAGGCAGCGCGCCTTGCCTTGTCGGCCTTGCTTTCGCCTTCGCGCGGCGGCGATCCCTTTACGCCTTGCTGGCCGAAGCGGATCGTCTTTATTTCATCGCCTTCCTTGGCAACGACCACATGGCTTTTCGTCGGATGGGTCGGTGTGCGCTTTGGCTTGTTGTAGCCTTCCACGCCCACCGCCTTTAATCTTGGGTCTTTCGCCATGTCATCACCTCACTTCGGCCAGCCCTGCACAAGCGCCCGCCGCTTGGCCTCACAGCGGGCAATTTCCGCACCGCGTTCGATCAGCGCCAATTCCACCGCTTCCGCCGATCCGCCAAGCAGTGCCGGGATGGCGCAAGGCTGCAAAGCGTCACTTGGCGGTTGCGGGATTGCCAATGGCGGCGGCGTCACTTTGCGAGATGTGCTGCACCCGGCCATCATCAAGACAAGCAACATTGCTGCTAGGGTTCGCAACATAATATGTCCTCGTTATGGTTTGTGCTTTGCCCGCTCCGTTAGAAATACGCGCCTGCGCTTCTGACAGCGCCACGCCGGCAGCGTCAACTTGCGCCTGCAAAGTTACCTCACGCTGCCGTTGCAACTCTGCCGCCAAGGCTTGCCTCGCCTGCCACTTGCTGCGCTCTGCATCAACGCCGCGCCCATAGGCCCACAAATAGGCCACGCCGATCAGCAGCAGGCCGCCGACATATAGCGCGATCCGCAAGGCCCAGGCTGGCACGAACATGGCTTAGATTTTCCGATGCCAGACAACGCCGCCCAGCCCGCCGACGAACAACGCCGTGATCAGCCATTGCACGTTCTGGCTTGCCAGCGCGGCAGCGTCTGCGGGCATGATAACCGGGATGACAAGCAGCGAGATTGCAAGCGCAATGGCGACAATGCCGGCCCAGGTGCTGCGCTCATGCAAGCGGGATTTGAACCACTCAATCATTCGACCACCTCAATCACATGGTCGCCGCTGCGCCAGATCATTTCCCGCACGGTGCGCGGCAGGATGATGCAGCCGCTTGATGCGGTGCCGGGCGCTTTGACGCTATCGCCGTGAATCTGAAATGCGCTGCGCCCGGTGGCATCATGGCGCGTATCGCCCGGCGTGGCATCCACCGGGAACAAGTCCATTGCGAACGGGCCAGTGCGGGCAGACGTGCGCGGCGTGCCGATCCGATAGCGCCCGCGTGGCAGCGGCCCAATGCCAGCCATGCCCTGCAACGCCGGGTTATTTTTGCCCGCGCCTTTGCCGGAATAGCCACGCGAAACAACCGCGCCATTGCGCGAAAGTGTTCCGGCGCTTTGATCCCACGTCCACATCGGTCAGTCGTCCGTAATTGATGGCCCAGTGCCAGAGTGGATCGAACATGATGCCACTTCCAACTCCAAAGCCGCCAGGCGCAATGCCCTAACAAGCACCACTTGTATCATGGTTTCTGGTGGGTTTCCATGCCGGGCCATAACGGCAGCCATCCATGCGGCCTCTTTGGCTGCCTCACTGGCAAACTTATCGGCATAAATCAGCGCCACATCATCGGCATGATCGGCAAAGGCGTCGGGTTTCAGCGCCTCCCAAGGGATGCGCGCAACGCTCACTCAAACATTTCCGGCTTGACGGTCAGTGTGGAAACTTGGCCATATTTGGCGTGATAGGTGATTGCATAGGCTGCCCGTTCCGCATGATAGCCACCGCGTGCAGCATAGGCATCGCGGGCTGCAAGCGTTGGATGTTGCGTCCATTTGATGCCGGAAAATTCCTTGACCACTTCGTGATGATAGTGGCCGCTGTGGCCATAGGCCATTTTGGTGCTGCCCCACATCTCGCGGAACTGGCTGGCGAACAGCGCCGGCAGCCCGTCCATTTTGACTTTGTGGCCATGATGGAACGCCAGCATCACGTTGCCATGCTGATAGGCATAAAACGGCAGCGGGGAATCCTCCACCGTAACGCGAGGCTCATTCTCGAACAGCGCCTTGAACATGACGCGAAGCCAAACGCTGCTTGCTTCGTCATGATTGCCCTCAGCATGTAGCACGATCACTTGTTCGTGCCGTTCCAGCGCCATGCCGACGATCCGCCGCAGAATGCGAACGCCAGCTTCAATCATCTTGGGAAACCGGCTGTCAGCGTCCAGCAAATGCCCGCTTGCAGGCGTTAGCGGCTTGAATGAATCATAATGGAACCAATCGCCAAGCTGGCAGACAATGCCAACCTTGGCCGCTGGCGCATTGTCGATCATATGGCGATAGGCGTTGGTAATCAGCCGTTCTGCAATTGCCAAATCCCAATCCTGCCCGCCCTCGCGGTGCCACGCCAGCATCCCGACATGGTAATCGGTGAAAACATAGAGATTAAGCAGATCGGCCAGCGTTGCAGTCGGTGGCGTGACGGGTTCCGCTGGCGGTATGTTTTCGGCTAGCGCCTCAGCCGCTGCCCTGATCGCCTCTTGCCGCTGTTCATCATCTAGCCGGGTTTTCACCCATTGGGCGCGTTGATTGCCGTCTGCATCAAAATAGGTTGAAACGCCCTTGATGATGTAGGGGCTATGACCGTCGCGTTCCGCACCTTGCCCAATGCCGCCAGCCCCATAAGCCTCGCCTTGGCGCTGCTTGTGACGCCGCACTGCTGACAGGATGCCCATTTTGCCGCCATAGCGGCCCGTCTTGGCCAAAGCCCGCCCGCTATGTCCCGCCTCTACATAGGCAGCATATATTTCGGCATCGCGGGCCGGGTCAATGTCGTGTTGATTGCGCGGCACGTCTCACCCGTTAGCTGCGACAGGACAGCCCTGCGACGATCAGCGAATTACGTTTTAACCTTGCCAAGCAGGCGTTGCACCGTTTGCGTTTCGTAAATGCGGATCGCCGTCCAGATAATCGTGAAGATCGCGGCGATTGACGGCAGCCATGACGCCAGCGTGGCCAGCACAACGCCAATCGACAGGATGTCACCAGCCGGTTTCATCCCCTCCATAACGTGATGCACCGGGCTGGCCATGTCCGTGAACTCCTAGTCTGGCGCAACAATACAACAATTAGCCGCGCCGGGCAATTACGTTAGGCCGGGGTTTGCGGCCAAACGATTGCAAACGGATCGGGCTGATCGGTGATGTCGCGCAGGGCTTGGCGATATTCGGCCCAGGCTTCCGCATCAACAGGTGCATCGGGCAGTTGCGTCCAATCGCAGGCGGTCAGCTTGGCGTTGCGCTCTGCGCGGATTGCATACAAAATCTTAGCGGACAAAGCGTCAACGGCTTCCGGCGCAAGATCGGTTACAATCCAGTTTTGATACCATTCGCCATCTATAAAAACGGCATCGCCCTCGCTCAAATCTTGCGTTGCACGATCATAGGCTGGCGGTGTGACAAAGCGCAATTTGTGAACGCCGAAAGCGACGAATTGCTCATCGGTCAAATTGCGAACGCGGCAAAAGTTGTCAGCATCCCAGCGCGTCGGTTCAACGTCAAAAACATGCCGAATAAACGCACCGTCTATCGCTTGAACATATCTCATTGCGCTGCCTCTCGCTTCGCTGTCACACGTTCCACAGCTTCCAAGTATGCCGCTTGATCGTCAATTTGTGACTTTATGGCGGCAATGATAGCAAGCACATTAGCCATCTGCCTATTCGTTTCCATAAGCCGATTTTTCAGATCATCGACAAACGCTTCATCTGATGAACAAGCAATAAGATGCTCAAAGTTCACCCGATCAAAATCAAAATGAAAATACTCCACTTCACGCGCATAAACTGCCGTGGCAATCGTGTCGTATTTATATTCCGATGAAAGCTGTGTGTATTGCATAGTCGCCCCTATCAAACGAAACCAAAATCAACTTTTTGCGAAATTGAACCGGGCAGCGTTGCCGGATCAGTTCGCACTGCACCAAAGCCGGTTGCATTGTTCCAAGCCCAAGCCCGCATAAATGGCGCTTCACCGACGAGGCAAATAGTGTTGCCGTCACCAGAGAATGCCACGCCGTTCATGCGGTTTGTTGGCGTTCCCGATCCTGGGCCAGCGTGCCGGGTTCCAAAGCCGCTAACGCTCCAAGGATAGGTAGATACAAAAGGCGATGTAGCTGATTGCGTCATGGCGATAGCGCCGCCGCTTGGATGCCAAGCAACACTAGTGCATCCGCCAGTGGGAACCGTGGCCGGATTTGAAAAGCGAGTGCCGAACCCTGTTGCGTTGTTCCAAGCATAAACGTTGACACGCTCACTAACGCCAGCATTGACAACGGCGACGGCATCACCAGCCGGATTCACAGCAAGATATGATGATCCAGCCGTTGGGAGTGTAGATGGATTTGCGTATTTAGTGCCAAATCCTGTTGCACTGTTCCATGCGTAAGCATGAATGAAAGGCGTAGAGATATTACCCATAAAAATGGCACTGCCGGAAGGGTGAAAAGCTACAGAGACAAAATCACCATTCACAGGCGTTCCAGCGTTAGCATATCTCACGCCAAAGCCGCTTGGCGACCAAGGATAAACACTTACGCCGGGAGTGCCAGCAGCACTATGTGCCACCGCAAGCGCACTCATTTCTGGATGCCAAGCCACGTCATTACCGGAGCCGGCTGGTAACGTAGCCGGATCGCTAAACTTTGCGCCATAGCCTGCGCTTGAAAGCGCCCAAGCCATAACAAAAGGTGATGAGCCAAGTGTAGCGGCAACGGCGGTGCCGTTTGGCGCAATACGAACACCAAAGTGGTTGGAATTAACAATGCCAGCCGGTGTCGAATATCGCGTTCCAAAGGTAGCCGTATTGCTATTCCAAGGATAAAGGTTGATATACTGGAAAGCTGAGGCTGACTCCGTTACAACCACCATTTCAGGCGTTGAATATGGGAATTGATATTCATAATTCGCAAGCCATTTCGTTGCTGTGATCTTGATGGCTGTCAGAATGTTGCCAGGGTCAACTCGTATAGTTCCAGTTACGCCACTGCCCAGCACAAGCGTATCACTGTTGATGGCAACATTGACATCGCGGCCCAAGTTATCAACCGCAAACTGCACAACCGTGCCAATTGGGAACGGAACAACAGAATTTGCTGGAATTGTATAAGTGCGGACAAGGATATCACTTGCCGGGTGGAAAATCTGCCTTCCGGCGTCTTGCAGCACAAGCGTATAATTGACGGCTTTGATTGACTGTTCAAACGCAACAGCACCGCCCACAGAAACGCCGCCAGCGGTTGTGCCGTCGCCAATGAAAACTTTCTTGTTGTCCGTAGTGAAATAAAACTCACCAGCGTTAGGCGTTATAGCCAAACGATTGGCTTCAATATCGCGTTTCATCCTGATAGTGGTTGCGTTTCCGTCAACAATTGAAACATTTTTCCAATTGGCACCTTCAACCGGCGTGACGCCTATGTTGACGGTCAAGGCCAGCCAGAAAAAGTTGTTATACAAAACCGACTCGCCAATCTGGTAAGTCGTGCCGGCAGCGTAAACGCCTTTGAAATTGGCAATCGCCGCTTGCCCAAGCGCCGCAGCCGCATCAACATCAATCGCCAGTGCATCAAGATAGGCCGCCTGCGCGTTGGCCTGGGTGCCAAATGTTGGCAGCGCACCGACAAAGGCATCTGCCTCAATGGCAAAGGTGGCTGGATCGGTTGAACGCGACGGTGCAGCGGGCAGCGGCGTGATGGTCGGTGCGGGCATTAGGTTAGTCCTTCCACCTCAATGGCGCAGTCGGAGATACTTGGCGTGGATATTACTATATCAAACGACTTGTAAAATCCATATACCACAGTTTCGGGTCTGTCATCCTCACCGATGAACACGGTCGGCGTTGTGCGGATGTCGGCCAACAGCTTTTGCACAGTGGCCACGCGGTTGCTTTCAACCGTTACATCGTAATCGGCCCGCTTGCTAAAACGGCGCTGTTCAACCACCGTGTTGCCAAAGGCGTCGGTCGTCTTGATCGAATAATCTTGGATTGAAACGCTGGTGCCAAAGTTTGCCACGCCGATTAGAGACTGCCGCCCGATCACCATTTCGCCGCAAGCTGCCGTGGCTGCACCCGCGTTGATCGTCACTGTGATCGTTGCATTTAGATAGGTAGGCAGATCGGTGAAAACCGCATCGGTCAACGGATAGATTGGCTCGAAAAAATAGGCATACCAATCGACGATCAGCGTGTTGTCTTGCAGCGTTTTGGTCTGATTGTAGACAACGCCACTGACAGGATCGGTCATCGTCACGTTGATGGTGTTGCCCGCCAGGCCAAAGAAAGCGGCGGCGTTTACAATCTGTGTCGGGTCAACCGTGACGACAATGGTGCCGGTGCGCGTTGTTTGCGTGCTGATCACGTCATCGAACATCTTAAAGCGATTGATCGCGCCCAAGATTTTCCATGTCGGCACCGTCTTGGCCGCGCCCACGCTGGGCTGATCGGTCGTGCTGGGCGAGGCAATCACTTCATAAAGGATCGTGCCTTCATAGCGTTGCACGCCGGTTGCATAAGTGCCAGCCGTCCACAGCGTTTCCGTGATCGCCACATTAGAGGCGGTCAGCGTTGCGGATGTGATGGGCTGCGGCGTTACAATTTTCATTAGTAATTCCTTGCCTCTGGCAAGCCGTCGCCATCCCAACGCACAAGCTGATTTGCCGTTCTGCCGGTGTTCTTGGCGATGGCGTAAAGGCTGGCGCGCATCTCATCGCGCAGCGCCGAAATCTGGTTAGCCGTTGTCAGGCCACCGCTCAGAATGTCAGCCGTCTGATTGGCGTTATAGATGCGGCTTGCGCCGGTTGCCTCAATTTCAGGGCCATTCTCGCCCACCATCCGCAAGCCGCCGCTGTGAATGCCGCCATTGGCAAAAGGCGGCCCTTGCCCATCAGTGAACACGCCACCGCCGCCGCCGCCAACGTTGATCACAATCGGACGGTTGCCAACATCAGCCAAAACGCCTTGCAAGTTTTTGATAGCATCAGCCACGCTCAAAACGCTTTGATCAAGCGTGATCAGTCCATCAACGCTCTTGTTAAGCGCCTCAAGCTGGCTTTGCGCGTATTGCTCCATCGTCTTTGTTTGAACGATAGCCAGGTCAACCGCCTTCATCACGTTTTCGATTTCGCGGTTATATTCTTCCGGCGTCAAGAAGTTCGCGGCGGCGTCCAGATACTTTTGCGAGACGCCGACAAGCTGGGCAATCGCATCTTCGTTGCCATTGATCGCCGCTGCGCTAATCTCATCAAAGCGAACGCGGGCGGCGTTATAAATTTCTTCCGCCGTCATAAGCTGTTCGGCCAAGGATGCGCGGAAGCTCTCAAGGTTGGCGGTGAAGCCGGCAAACTTCTCAATCGTCGCGCCTATAGCAGCGGCCTCGCGGTTATAAGCATCGGCAAGCGCGTTGCGTGCTGCGGTGATCTGTTCCAAAACCTTCAAGATTTCATCAGCGCCAAGGCCCGCCAGCTTTTCAACCAGCGCCTTGCTGCTTTCGTTCAATCCCTCAAACGCACCTTTGGTGACAGCGTTCTTGATCGCCGCTGCAACCGCCGCCTCTGCGGTGGCAAAGCGTTGATTGCCCGCCGCCTTGAAGTCGCCGCCCATAGCGTTGAAATAGAAATCTTCACCGCTAAAGCCTATGCTGCCGAAACCTTGGCCGCCTGCCACCGTGCCGCCCAGCACGGTTGCGATGGCGTTTAGGGTTTGGCTAAACTCTGTGCCAAGCGCCAAGCCTGCCTTTTCACTTTGTGCGCCGCCGCGCTGATTGAACACGCTGCCCGGCCCGGTGGCAGACAGCATCACATCGGCAAAGTTGTTTTTGCCTTTAATCAATGCGCCAACCGTGCTGCCCAGCACAGAACCAATCATGGTGCCTATCGGCCCGAAAGCCGATCCAATCGCGCCGCCAATCGCGCCGCCAGCCTGCGCGTTGCCTTTGTTGCCGCCAAAAATGCTGGTGCCAATGTCGCCAACCACAGAACCAATTTGCGCGCCAGCGCCAAGCTGTTTCAGGCTAGTGCCAAGCCCGGCCAGCACGCCGTCGATGCTTTTCCCGATCCCTTCAAACGCCTTGCCCATATCGGCGGAAAATGCCGGAAATTCCTTCCGCATCAAGTCGCCAAGCCGGTCAACCGCGCTGCCGATACGCTGCCCAAACAGATCGCCGATGCCGCCGATCACATCGCTAAACGTGTTTAGGTTCTTTTCCATGCTGGAACGGAAGGCGGTGCTGCCAATCTCAGCCATTTCTTGCAGCCGCTTCCCAGCGCCCTGCATGATGCTATCGTCAAACTTAAACGATTTTTCCAGCGCCGTGACAGCCTGGCCGGTTTCGATAGCGATATATTCGCCAAGCGTCTGCCCAGCTTTTTTCGCTGCTTCCTTCAAGGTGCGATCATCAATGATGGTATCAGCGCCGGCCTGCATACGCTGCTTTGCGGCGTCAATGATGTTGGCGCTCAGTGTGTCGCCAGCCGCGCTAAATCCGTCTTTAGCGTCCTTGAACGCCTGCTTGATCTGGCCGGTAAACGCCGTGCCGGCAGCGTTAGCCGCGCCAGCATAGCGGTTTTGCAGTTCGGGGATATCCACCACAAGATCAATCTTGGGCAGTTGGAACTTGGCAAGGATCGTGTTGGATGACGCAATGAAGCCGTTAAGGAACGTCTCCAACCCCCTGGCCATGCCGTTAACCGCTTGGGTCAACACATCGCCCAGTGCAGCGGGCAGTATTTTATAGGTTTCAACAATGCCCTGAAATGTGCCGACGAACGCCGCATAGATGCCAGCCGCCACATCACTGCCCAATTCCGCCACAAAGCGGAAAGTGGCGAAGAAGCCTTCCTTGAAGGCGTCAAAAATAGGCCCAAGATACAAAGCGTCCGAGATGGTCTTGCCCAGTCCCTTAAACACATCACCCATCGTGATGGCAGCCGGGCCGACTTCCTTTTCTAGTTCCTTTAGCTCTTTGCGGGTCAAGCCAAGGCTGGCCTGGAACTTTTCCAGTTCGCCGGTCTTGCCCACTTCCGCTTGGAAGTCTTGAAACGCCACAAACGCCGTGCCAGCCGCAGCGGCAAACGCCAGAAAATAAGGATTCATCGCAACAGCCGCCACAACGCTGGCAGTCATTGTAGCAATATGTTTAGCCATTGCGCCCACAGTTAGGCCGGCTGCCGTCATGATGCCGGCAATCTGTGTGCCTTGTTGTGCAAAGACCATCAGTGGATTTTGGCCGCTGATCAAACTCACGCCCACATCCTGCAACTGAAAGGCAAGGTTCTGTGCGTGATGGCTGGCCAGCTTGCTGCTATTGCCAACACCACCAATGTGCGGCGTGATCGTTTGCGCGTTGCGTTCGGCCCTAAGCAGTTCCGCGCCCATCATGCGAATTTCGCGCGACAGTTCCGCCGTAGGCGCGGCGGCAGCAGCCAGCTTAATTTCCAGCGCCTTGATTTGCAGCGATGACTTGCCAACCGTCTCTAGCTCACGGTTAAGCGAATCCAGATAGCGCACCGCATCAAGCGTCGGCTTGTGGGCGGTCTGCATTGCATCAGCCATGCGCTTTTGGCTGGCAACCATCGCGTCAACAGCGCGGCCAGTATTGCCAGCCGCAGACGCAAGCCCCTCAAGATCGCGTTCGGCGGTCTTGGCGCTTGTGCTGTCTACTGCGATCCGAAGCCTTGCAAGTTCGGCCATTAAGCAAGCCCCATTCTGTGCAGCCTATCTATGCCACAGCGCGGCTATTTTTGCAAAGCGCGCTTTCCATCGTTCACTTTGTCAGCCCAAGACGACATCGCCTTGCTGATTCTGGCGCGCCTATCTGCGGTCATGCGTTCCGACGACATAAAGAACGGCGGGCAAGATGCCTGGCTGGCCTTCGACAGCGCCGCAGCATACTCATGTGATAGGCGGCGGATCGTGCCGGTTTCCCATGCTGATAGGCTGATGCCGCGATTGTTCTGCCAAGCAGCTATTTCAAGCTCACTAATGGCCACCGGGCTACTCATGGCAAGCGGCTGGGCTGGGCCAATCTCAAACAGTAGGTCTAGCAAATAAGCGCCAGCGGTGATGGGCGGCAGATCGCCGCCCACCGTGTCACGCCTTGGCCGCTTTTCTTTTTCGGGGATGGTGTTTAGCCAAGCGATTTGCTTGACGTAAACCGACAGCGTTTCAATCGTCTCCGCGAAAGAAATTGGCGCGGTTTGCCACAAACTCCTGCGCCTGTTCACGAATCCACGGCCAATCGGTGTAAACCGTCACCGCGTTAGCCTTTTCGCACTTAAGCGCCTTGCCATCCAACTCGAAGCCCGTCCATGAAACGGTCAGCTTCGCCAGATCGTCGATCATCTCAGCCGCCAGCTTTTCAGCGTCTAGATCGGCAGTTGCCCGCTTGCCCTTGGCAAGACGGTTCAAGGCCATTTGCTGCTTCGCCATCTGGATTTTGCGATAAGCGGCGCTGTCTTGGCCCAAGAGCGTGATGGTCATGCCATCAAGCGGTTCTTCGGTCTGCGGATGCACCAGTTGCAGCGTAGCGCCTTCGTCGGCCTTTACGGCCTTTAGCGTGTTCAAGTCCATGTTTGCCCTTTCATGTCAGCCCGAAAGTGCCAGCGGCAGGCGGCGGGCGATCCGCTTTTCGGGTGCTACCCTAGCCGCTGGCGTTCCGTGTTAGACCTTGATAACCTTGTTGTCGATTTCAAGCGTCACTTCGGCCATCGTGATGGCGTCGGCGTTGCCCACGTTCACTTTGTAGCTCATCACCTGGGCGGTGAAATACTGGATTTCACCATTCACCAGCAGCACCTTGACGGCAACCTGTGCGTCGGTGCCGGCAGCCGCTTCGGCAGCGTCCTGCAAGATCGTCTGGCCAGCATCGTCATCCGACACGGCCATCGTCAAAGCTACGGAGCCGTAGTTAAGCGAACCACGGCGCTTGGCAACAATGCCGGTCGCCAGCGGGGTGTGAGTGGCAAGCGCGGCTTCTGCACCGAAGGCGGGCAGTTCTGCAAGCTCGCCGCAGGCAATCCAAGTCAGCGCGGCAAAGCCGGCAGAGTTATAGGTTGCCGGCGATGCGTTGGCGACCGAAACGATAGTGCCAACAGAAGAAACAACGTCAGACATAATTCGACCTCCTACAGTCGCAGCGCGCGGCTGATTTCGTTAATGCTAATCCGCACCATACCACTTGGAGCTTGCTTTGAAAAGCCACCAACTGTGTTTGGCCCTGGGCGGTATAGGCCAAATTCTAGCGAAGCGATGTAGGGAAGGTTGTTCGTGATATAAAAGACGTTGCCGGGTGCGTTCTGCACGTCACGCGCCGCCGCTGAAATTGTCGCGGTGCCGGATTTGTCGGTGGCGCTAATCTCATTGTTTGGCGCTTGATTGATGCTGGTTTGCCAGTTTGCCCGCGCCCGCCCTGTGTCAACCGGCGTTTTAAGGATAATGTTGGAAGTCAGATCAAGGCAGATTTTGCTAATCACGGCATTAGCCGCTTCGCCTGCCTTTTCAGCAAACTTGCTTAGATCAAGCGCAAAGTCACCGCCCGCGCTCATGCAAATGCCCGATATTCAAT